AGGAACACAAAGCAAAACGTGGTATAAAAGAAGGAGTTGGTATCGCAACTGATGGCACCAATGCAATGGAAAAAGCAAAGAGAGAAGCAGAACTTCGTAAGAAGGAGCAGGATGCTGTCGCAAAGAAGATGAAGAAAGAAGAGACAGTGACTTTGCAGGATGCAGATGGTAATGATTTTGTAGATATTATTGATATCATCACATCAAAAAAAGTTCAATCTGATTGGAGAAAAGAACTCAGTGAAGATGATATGAAAGGTATGAGTGTCAAGTCAGGACACAAAAGACCAACCAAGAGTGGTGCTGGTATGACACAAAAAGGTGTTGAAGCATATCGTCGTAGAAATCCTGGTTCTAAATTAAAGACTGCTGTTACAACAGAACCATCTAAGTTAAAGAAAGGTTCTAAGGCTGCAAACAGAAGAAAGAGTTACTGTGCAAGAAGTGCGGGACAAATGAAGAAGTTTCCAAAAGCAGCAAAAGATCCAGATAGTAGATTAAGACAAGCACGTCGTCGTTGGAACTGCTGATAAATTATGAATGATAATGTATACCTTGGTAATCCAAATTTAAAAAAGGCAAATACACCTATAGAATTCACTGAAGAAAATGTCATTGAATTCATGAGGTGTAAGGATGATCCTGTATATTTTGCGAAAAGATATATTAAAATTGTTTCTCTTGATGAGGGATTAGTTCCTTTTAGTCTATATCCATTCCAAGAAAAATTAGTCAATAATTTTCATAATAATAGATTTAACATATGTAAGATGCCTCGTCAGACTGGTAAGTCAACGACTGTGGTGTCTTATTTGCTTCATTATGCAGTATTCAATGATAATGTAAATATCGGTATTCTTGCGAACAAAGCAAAAATTGCGATGGATCTACTTGGTAGATTGCAAACTGCATATGAAAATTTACCAAAATGGATGCAACAAGGCATCATTGCTTGGAATAAAGGTTCGTTAGAATTAGAAAATGGATCTAAAATATTAGCAGCATCAACATCTGCATCTGCTGTTCGAGGTATGTCATTCAACGTATTGTTCTTAGACGAATTTGCTTTCGTTCCGAATCATGTTGCGGATGATTTCTTTGCATCTGTATATCCTACTATTTCATCTGGTACACAAACTAAAGTTATAATTGTTTCTACCCCTCGTGGTATGAATCATTTTTATCGTATGTGGCACGATGCTGAACGTGGTAAAAATGAATATATTCCAACTGATGTTCATTGGTCTGAAGTGCCAGGTAGAGATGAATATTGGAAACAACAAACAATTGCAAACACATCAGATCAGCAGTTTAAAGTTGAGTTTGAATGTGAGTTTTTAGGATCTGTTAATACTCTTATCAATCCAGCTAAGTTAAGAAATCTTGTTTATGAAAATCCAATTACAAAAAATGCAGGGTTAGATATCTATGAAAATAT